TTTTAATAGCGGCTTCTTCGGCTGTCACATAGCCGTCATTGTCCGTATCGAAAACAGAAACGATAAAGGTTCTCGCGTACTTATCTGCAATATAAATTGCCGGTTCACCTTCCAAAATCAACTCTAATCTGTCAAAAGTATTCCTCAGAGAATCCACGAAGTCCTGATAATAGTTGGAATGGACAATTACCTTACCATCAAGAACCGGAATCGCTTCCTCTCCGGCCAGCCCTTCAGCAGACAGACCTTCATAGGTGCCGTCGGCCAGATTTGCAAGCATATTAAGAGCATCGGCAGAGTAATATTCCTCTTCAAATCCGACCGCACGAATGTGCTTCAGCACATGGTTAGTGCCTTGTGACTGCTGTGCCTCAATGATATCTGAAAGCAGCTGCACAGGCTTCAGCAAAGGACAATTCTCAATCAAAAAGTCGGTGATATTAACGGCACATTGGCCGATTCTCAAACCTTCTGTCGTCAACATTGGAAAGTTCCGGAAAGTGATGTATTTATTGTTAGCCGGATACTCGATAACCTCAAGCCCTCCACCGTTCGGTAGTTTTATCTGGCTCAGATTAGTTCCATCTGCATAAACCTCTCGAATGTTGATTATTGTGCTCAAATCAAGTGTACCCTGCAATGTGGCAATATTAGAAAGTAGAACCTTCTGCATACTACCACAATCTGCGAGCGTAAGCCCTGTTATAGAGATTATTACGTCATCTGTCTTACTGCCAAGTATGAGTTCTGACAGACGCTTACCGCGTACCACCATGGTACCGGAAACATTCTTTTTATGCCAGTCTCCAATACTCAATAACCAACTCGCCGCCTGAATCGCATTCTGTTGGTCGGCACTACCGCCAAGGTCGATAGTTATGCGACACGTCTCACCGGCTTTGGTACGTGTGCCCTGTACGATAGACGTACCGTTGGCAATGGCAGGGTACATGTCGAAAGCAGGAGTGATGTCATAGTCTATCAAATCACCGGCAGCACGTACAATGATGGTATCGGTTCCATTGGCAGAGAATAAGCCATAGCCATATTTACTCATAATATACATGATACGCTTTTTCACCCATGCGGTCTCGGCACTATAAAAATCACCGTGGCTCTGCGTGATGGGGTCGGTATCATTACTGTAAGAATCATTATCATAAGCTATCTTGGCAAGCTCATAGCGCTTGGCATCAGCATTTACTAACGTAGCCGGGAAATATTCTTTTATTCCGAGGAAATACTTTTTATAGAAAGCATAAGCCTTGTCATAAGGAGTACCGGAAGACTGGCCGCACAGTGCTTCCATTGCTGTGAACATCTTACGCATTCCCGCAGTAATCTCAGCACTGAAAGCCTGTTCTAACAGATTCCAGAAAACAGAAGTCTCACCATTCCAAATCGGTTGGCCGTTGTCGTAATAATCATGCATCTCACACCAATAGGGTTTGCGATCCTGTCCCTGGTTATCAATAGGAAAGATGGTATCAGCATCATCCAGCCGCCAGCGCCACTTGCTTCCTGTCGTGCAGAAGCTATACGGATAAGTATTCTTCGCCCGCTGGTCGGTTCCGGCAGTGAACTCAACGAAATTATGGTGGAATACAGCATCATCAATGTCGAAGTATTCCGGCACAGTCGCCCGGAACAACTGCCCGCGTGAATTGATGAACAGCTCATTCAGTTGGTCGGATGTAAATGCGGACAGGTCGGATGCAAGGTATGCCGCCAACTGCGTTTTTAGATTGATCTGGCCGTTCCCAATGTCTGAAGGAATGAACTTTCCTTCTGCCGCCTCGTAGTAATAGAGATTGTACAGGTTGGCATCACCGGACTTGGCAATCCAATACTCATAACCCGTACTGCGATATTCAGTTATGGCATTGTTCAGTTCGGCAAGTGTTCCCTTGAACGGTCTGATACGATTATTGCAGACATATACGGCATTATACGCATCTATCCACTTTTGAGCAGACAACGGTTCTGTTTCATCGGCGTTCAGTTCACCGGCATCGAAATCCCAACAGTTGGTATTGTTATATTGGAAAGCTTCTTCATCGGCATTATACGCCCAGTATGGTTTCTGCGTATTCCAAGGTACGCGGAAAAGCGCACCTAATGGAGCATTGTCCGAACCTTCTACGGATAGCAAGGCAGGGAAAGCTTCCGTATCATAACCAAAGCAAAGATCATCCCCTTTGTCCGGACCAAACGTAAATTCTCCCATGCAAGTGTACACGTCCTGCCCTTCTTCATTAACCGACTTGGAAAAACCGATGAACGGCTCCTGATAGACGGCAACGCGTATCTGCGGGTCGGCAATCATCGCCTCGTTCTTCATGCCTATCTCTTTATACAGGTCATTATAGGCGGCCACACTTCCGGCTTTATGGTCTTGCATTGAAGATGCCCAGTTCTTCTTAGCCGTCAGACGTCCGGACTTCGGCACACCATCGAACATGAGTACTTTGTTTTTGTCTGTGGTCCCGTCCGCATACGTGGCGATGGAGTTTATCTTATTACCCTCAGCATCTTTCAATCCCTTCATCTTGAAGCGGATATTCCACTCCAGATATTTCTTTGAGGATGTTCCCTGGCCTTCCACCAACAGATTGGTGAGCGTGAAGTTCCTTTCCGGTTTATCCTTGAAGAAGACTTCCAGATTACCCGCCACGCCTGAAGGGTTATTCAGGTTAGGGAAAGGCTTATCAACCACGAATACATTGTATAGCATCTTCGTAGCATTGAAGTCAATATTCACACCTTCACCATCCAGCACTTGGTTGATACTCTTCTCTGTCTGTTTCTCATCGGTAGTCACAAGTTGATTGATATAATTCTTCTGTACGGCCTCAGAAGTCAGCGCCGAATCATACACGCGTAACCCATAAAGATAGAGGTTGGCATAGTCATTGCCCAACGTTATCTTTCCAGCGTTTTTGAAATAGTCATTGCTCTCATAAGCGTACTGCCGGTTCTTCTTTCCATTGATGTAAATGGCGACGATATTAAACCCTGCATTTCCGTAGGCATCAGGCATCACTACAACTGTCAAGCGCATACGTACACCGTTGTCAGTAGGGACATCCTGTGTGGTGCTATCATGTCGCGATTGGGAGAAGAAAGAGATATTCTCACCAGATACTTTCAGACCTACATTTCCCTCAGCGATAGTAATAATATTCTTGCTGGCATCCGAGGCGTTCTCCACTTTAAAATCAACCTCAATAGTCTTTCCCCTGCGGGCCGCTTCAATAGTGAAAGGCTGATAATCTATCACGGCGGAGCTCCGGGCAAAGATTTTCAATACTTTAACGCCATCACCATCAGATACCCATCCGTCATTACCCCAGTTGAAGTTGTTCCAAGTGACAGGGATAACCGACTTATCCACTTCATTAACTATACTGCGGCTGTTAGACTGTGAGTTGCTACGTGTACGGGGATTAATATAGAGTGCAGCACCTGACGTAGCAGAATACCCCAGAGAATTATTCACATTCAGCGTAATCGGTTCAATCAGACTATTATTGTCGCTTGTCACGGATACAATGACATCAAAGTTAGCATCATCATCCGTATCAACCTCCATCGGATAAGTGAGAGTCTGTTTGGCATTCGTGGTAATGGAATCATTTTCGGAACTATAAACCTCACTACCGCCCTTCGTAATGGAGAATAAAGCATCAGTCAAGGCAGAAGCACCGTCATAGATCGCATAGTCAAACACGGTATTATCCTGCCAGTTGGTCAACTGTTCGGCAACATTATTCACACACATGAGCTTTATCGTTTCTCCGGCAGAAATACACATGATATTTATTGAAACCGCCTTTGTCTGGATGGTATTATCCGAATTGGACAAATAAAAGCTCACATTATACACACCGGTAGTTCCCGGATGCGGAAGCGTATAGATATAAGGGGTATCCAGATATACAGCCGTTCCAAGATTCTGAGTATAATTCTGGTTATAGTCTTCACCGGTCACAGTAATATGCAGAGTCTTGCTGATATTGCCATTCACGATCATCGGGATAGCGATATCTCCGGCAAAAGCCGTCCACCAAGCAAAGTTCGGAGCACTGACACCCAGAGAGGTTAACTGCACCGTATAAGTCACAGGAGCGGTAGTTTGATCCGTGTTTTCTCCCTTGATGGTAATCTTGATATTATTACTTCCACTTGTCAACCACTCGGCGACATCCTGCTTGATGGAGACATTGGAGGATATCTCCATCTGCTTTACAACAGTAAAGTCAACATACTTCGAGTTCTTCACCATGATGGTACAGAGTCCCAATTCTCCGGTCGGTTTATAAGGCTCGCTGATGTCATCCCGATACTGTGAGACGAAGGTAAAGTCAAGCACACATTCTTCACCATACTGTGCGGCAAAGCCGAGGGAATCCATGTTGTTACGTACATACACATTGTACATGGTCCCTGACCCGCCACCACCGATACTGCTTACAGGTAACAGCGTCCATTCGGATTCACCTTTGAGCTTTACAATAACATAATCCTCTTTGTCATCCACCTCATCAGCGGCAGGGGTAACATTCATCAACCCTCCAAGGGTCATGTCTCCGGTCGCTTCCGCCGGAGCAACTTCTACGATGGCGTCCTCATCCTCTTCGATAAGCGTGTCGATATCCTCTTCAACCAAACAAGACATTAAAGCGGCAGGGGTGGTCTGTTTGGGGAGGCGGACTACAAGACCATTCTCCACTACGGCACCACCCAATAACCTCAATAGGTAATTAGTGGAATCTGTCTTGTCCTTACGAAGGAATATTTTTTTCAGTTCCTCGTTATTAGTTGCAATTTCAGCCAGCACTCGTAAGGCTGACATTACATCGGTATCTTTTACTTCCCCGGTTGCAGTATTCTGTAACAACAGGCGATTGATCAGGTTGCCATCAATCTTAATCCCTTTTAGAAAGTCAACAATTGCAGAGACCTCGCTATCGTCCACCTTACTAATAAATTCTTTCAATGCCCGAAGCGAAGACATCACATTCTTATCTGTCAATGACCTGATATCATCCTTTTTTACGATATCGACACCTTCACTGCCACCCTGAATAACAGTGGAGCCGCCACTTGTACGCGTCACGGAAGCCCCAACCGGATATTTCTCCGATCTGGGCTTTGCCGGTGCGGTGGATGATATTATAGCTACTTTCCTCATACTTCAATCATAATGCATTCAAACCGGTTCATCTTATAATCTATGGAGCCACCGGCGTTAATGAATTTCTTACCAACCAAAAAAGTGTCGGACAATCTTGTTATCGGAGATAAATCCGCACGCTCTTTTATTTCCTGGGTAAGTTTAATACGGGTGGCACTATAGTGATTAATGCAGCGGGTAATCATCATTTCCTCGGGACGAATGGTGTCGTCAAGAATGCAGTTGTAGAGGTTATCTTGCAGATAATCATCACCTAACATAACCTTGCTGTAACATGCGCCATCATTGTTGTAAGAAGATATTTTAAATTCAATCTCATCCATCTCGTTTATATAACTTTCGTTCAGGACGTTTTCATAGGTGCGATCAGAACTATTGTTCTCTTTTGAGATACTATCTTTATTCTGAATTTTCACACTAAAATCTTTGATTATAATTCCTGTTCTATCTCCCCGCTCTCCATCTCCAGGGCGAGGGATAACCAATAAGCTAAATTCAAAGTCTCCCGATATAGGTCGATCGATAGGAACTATGAAGCCGCTCAGCCCATTATAAGGCATATTCAAAGTCTTACCGTTAGGAATGGTAAGCCATTCAAGCTTCCCGTCATTATTCCAGCTATCAAAATCCAATATCACAAAATTCTGCGGATCTTCTGCCCATGTAAAACCATAAAATTGATCTCCGAAATGGTTGCCGTAGTATTCATTACCAATACGTATCTGGCATCTTATTGCTTCTTTATCATATCCGGCGGCACTGTTCCCCCACGGCAACATATCGTCGTCTTTGATAGCCTTTGCCGTAGCATTAATTCCGAGAGCGCAATCCATATACGTTGCAGATGCACCTTTAAAGGTAAGCACCTTATAATTGTTGATATTGAACGCTCCAGGAGTACCTTTTATTGGATAACGCACCCGTATAGTATTTATAAAAGAATAATCATGAATCGTAGGTTGCCAAACTCCATTCACATCTTTTTCCTGTTCATAAATACAATATTTCATCAGCATTGCCCCATACAGTGATGGAGCTACATCCTTAATAGAAGGCAGCATATCATTCCCAACAACAATTCCATCTCTATACAATAAACAATTCCATTCATTTGGGTATAAATATGTCGAACGGCATACTTTTTTATTGTCAGATGTCGTGTTGTCAACCGTTGATAATTCTTTCAAATTATTGAAATCTTCGTCTGGCAGTATCTGACCAATAATATAATTACTGCATTTCACAGTTACTTTATTATAACCCGGCAGGACGTCAAGAGAGTGGTTAGAACCCGCAAAACCAATATCCTGCACAAGCAACTCATTCACCCGTTCATCAATACTATTCTCAAGCGTTACATCATACTTATGATATATCTCTGTGTGGTCCACGTCGACAAAATAAAGATCACCCTTCCAGTCGGCGCAGGTCCAGTTAAGGAATTTACAAACCTCCTCTAAAACTTCCTTTAGTTTCATCGGCTTATCGTCTTCATCAAAGAAGTCCTGTTCACTCAGTGTCATTTCAGAAAGCACATTTTCCTCAGTGGAATACGCTGCCTTGCTGGATGCATACACATGAGGAATAAAGACTGAATTGTATTGTCCGGCAGCTGTGGAGATACAACGCTGTAGTAAATGCCATATAGAAACAAATTCCTTACTTTTCCCTTCAATCGTATAGTCTATAAATTCCAATACAGACATAGCGGATATACATTCTATTTCCAGGACGAATGTCTCTGATGCGTAATCTTGTGTATAGAGTTCTGGCTTGATGAAACCACACCAAGTAATAACACCGTCTTTCTTCATCGTCACTCGATATTCCCGGTAAGCTGTAGAAAACAGGGACTGCAAATAATCATTACCGACTATCTGCAACTTTGCCGTTGAGAATCGGGTGGGAGTATAAAGAAACTCTTCACTATCTATCTCAGCAGTGAACGGAGTGGCACCGGCGGTTAGCTCAGTCGATGCTCCTGTATAACCGTCCTTCTCAATCTCTACCACACAAGGCGTATTATCCAGCGTGGCAAATGGTATTGTATAAATAAGTCCGTAACTCATGATATCGGCTTTTTTCCTTGTGATTTCAATTCATTGTTAATCGTGAGAATGAGGTCTTTAGATCGTACCTTAGTAGTCACTGTTGAAGACAACGTCTTATTCCCGCCCAATTGGCCGGAATTAATAGCGTCAAACAAATTAGACTGTTGACTACCGTTCAATATCATTTCCCCGGCATTAACCCGGGCTAGAATCTTGTCACCTGAAGATGGACCACCGGTTACAATACCACCACTGGCAAACTTGGGAATTGCCGCCGCAGCGATTAAAGCCTGCATTGTTGCTATTTGAGCCGCAGCAAGCGCAGGTCCAGCGAAAGGAATATAAGCATAAGCAGCTGTACTTTTAGCTGCCATTTCTACAGATGCCGCTGTTGTTTTTGCTGTACTGGCAGTGACTTCTGCCGCGGTTTGTGTGCCTAACGCCGTAATTTCAGCTGTAGTTTCCGCAGTCTTATTGGTAACCTTTGTCGCAGTGGTAGCTGTATCAATCGCAGCCTCTGCCTCTTTTGCCCTGGCTAATTTATTGGTCAATTCCGTCAATGTCTCAATGGTCTTACATATACTCATAATACCATCAATTGTATTTGTCATTGCATTCCAAACTGCCATGATACGTTCCCATCCGGATGCATCGACATCATTCATGACATCACGGAGATTCTCGAACGCGCTGACCATTCGATCTGAACTACTGGCTATATTCTTCACACCGGAGTATAAACCTTCATTCAGTTCCTTTGAAAAATCTTCTACGTCCTGTTTTACTTGAGCTATCTTCAAAGCTGTCTCCAAATCATCGGTATTCCGGATGGCATTATTCAACTCTTCCTGGATTTCTTTTGCAAGATCACTTGTTTTATCTTTAACTCCGTTGAGCTTTTCCTTCAAGTTATCCCTATATTCAATCCATATATCGACTTTTTCAGAAAGCTTATCAGTGTCAGTTTTCTTGTAGTCAAAAGTAGTGTCACGCTGTCGGAGCTTGGGCATCTGAAAACTTTTCTCCATGTTTTCGCCAACTACTCCCTGCATTCTTTTTATAAGCTCATCGGCGGCATCCCCTACGCCTTCAATGGATATCGCTGAGTTGGCGGCTGCCATAGCCGCATCAATGAGCGCCTGTCGGTATTCTTCCTCTGATATAAGCTTCTTATCTAATTTGGTTTTTGCAAGAGAAACGGACGTCTGGTATTTCTTTTCTACTTTGGCCAACTCGATCTGAACCTTATCCTCTTTATACAAAGGATTATCTACTTTATCCTGAAGCAACTTTATATATTTACTGTTTAGTACAGCTTTGTCGTCGGAAGACTTGGCTTCAATTAGGGATTTTCGATTTAATTCGTCATAGGCTTTGTTATATTCATCTGTTGTCAATTTCTCAACTTCTTTACGGGCGTTCAACTCTCGTAGGGATTGAGCATAACGTTCTTGCTGCTTCTGGAGCTCTTCTGATGAGGGATCCCCTGCAGGTGGAACAATGGTGCTTGCTGTAACTTTCTCAAGATTCTCACCGGCTCTTTTAGTGGCATCGTTGATGACAAGCATATTTTGAAGGTATTCTTCGATGGCGGAACTTACGTCAGAAATAGAAATCCCCTTATTTCTATTCCCATTCAGCGCCAACTCTTCTCCAATAGCTTTTTGATAAGCAAACCTATTTCTATCAGATGTGTTTCTACCTGTATATAGTTTTGCCAGGCGTTCTAACTGATTACTACTTAATCCGACATCACCGGCCAGTTTTGCATTTTTCTCAGTGTATTCCCCTACCGTATTAAAGGCATGTTCAGCCATGGCCGCTTCTTTCAATAGTTCAACTCTTTTCCCTATAAGTTTATTCAGTTCTTCCTGAGATTTATTCTCCACACCAAGCATTTTTTGCAGCTCAGTTTGTGCGGCATTTATGGCGTGCTGGCTATTTGCACGGTTATTCATTATTTTAGCAAGAGTCTGTAGTCGTGCAATTTCTTGAGTGTCTCCGGCGGCAAGAGAACTTTTTTTGTAATCAGCGAATATATTCTTTATACGTTTAGCTTCATTGTACACGTTCACCAGCTTACCGACTATTCCGGCCAAAGCAGTAATCAACACCATCGGTCCTACTGTGCTCCACAACCCCTTCAATGTAATTGCCAATCTCTTCCAACCAGCCTGCAAGATGGCCTTGCTACGTTGCCATGCATTCATAGACTGTACGGCGGCAGCTTTCGTACTGGCTACACTTGCAGCGTCGAAAGCTCTCTTTTCGGCTAACTTAGCGGCTTCAAGTGCAGTCAATGATTTTTTAAGCTGAGCCGCACTTGCGAGCCGCCGACCATTCTGCTTTGTCTCATGGGCAATATAAGTCTTTAAATAGGCATCTTGCGCTGCTATTCGTTTTTGCGTGGCAGCTATTTTTTGTTCTTCTGCCAGTTTATAGTTGGTCACAGAGGCATTAAGTACGGCATTGCCTTTAGCGAAAAAGGTTATAATAGGCCTCAATAGCTTCCCGCTGATAAGCGTAATAACAAACGCCACGACTCCGGAAAAACCAGATTTCAAGTCACGCAACAAACCGGTGATCCAGTTTATCATATTCTTCAGTGGCCCACTGGTATTTTCTGACATCTTGATCATGAGAGCTTCCCACGCAGACCCCAGACCTGCCATTGCGCCTTTCACGTTATCGCCCATCGTAGAAGCCATCTGATCGAGATCACCTTCCACACCTGTTATGGCATCTCTAAGCGGTGTTATCTTGTCTGCTGACTGCAGGAAAGCATTGAATGCGGCAACACTACGCTTGTCTGTCAACTGCAATGTGGTGTTCAAGTCCACCCCCTTGTCTTTCAACTTTTGTAAGCCTGATACAAGCTCCGGCAGTGTCTTGACGGGTCCGCCCAAAGCTGTAGCAAGTTTCCCGCCACCGTCGGCCAAGTTAAGCAATATGTTACGCGTAGCCGTGGCGGCTGATGATGCATCAAAGCCCGAATCTGCCAGTTTCCCGAGCAAAGCCAGCGTATCTTCTATCTCGAAATTGAAAGCCTTTGCTACCGGCCCCACCGTTGGCAGCGCATCACGGAGATAAGCAAAAGATAGCGCACTTTTCGTTGTGGCTATAGACATGGCTGATACGTATCTCTTCGACTCGGAAGCCTCAGCCCCGAACATCCTTAAAGCCGCTCCTGCAAGAGCGGCCGCTTCCGCCAGTCCCGCGTCAGTAGCTTGTGCAAACTTCAGGACGGATTCCGTAGCCGATAATATCTCATTTTTCGTAAAGCCCAACTTTGCAAGCTCTGTTTGTAGGTTGGTAGCTTCCGCCGCTGTATACTTGGTAGTTTCACCCAGTTTCTTTGCATTGTCGGTCAACGCTTTTATCTGATCCGGTGTCGTGCCAAGTATGGCAGACAACTTGCTAACGGCCGCCTCAAAACCTGCGGTAGTCTCTATGAAACTGCGGAGACTTGCACCGCCTATTCCCAGAACAGCAGCAAAGCCAAGCACGCTACCTTTCATCTTGGCAAACATGGACTGAACCTTACTTGCCCCTTTCTTAAAATTTTCAGTAAGCAAATTGATTGCTATACTGAATGATAATTTACCCGCCATAATAATCTGTCTTTTTAGTTTTCATTAATTCCTCAAACCGTGCCGCATCTTCCCTGATAGCCCGTTCAGCCTCTTTTCTTGCCTCTTCTTCTTCCCACGGAAATATAATCAAGTCCCTGGCACCGTTTTTCATCTTCCTTGCATCAATATGAGGTAGTATAGTGAAGTACGTCCACATCCGAGAACTTTCCATTTCTTCCTTACGTTTTCTCTCATAAGCTTCCAGATAAAGAGGTAGATCGCACAATTCCATTTCATTCAAAGCATAATGAGCATCCAGGCCCGCCATTATCAAAGTAGATACAATGCTGCCTATATATTCAGGGCTACCCTCGGTACTACCGATATCAGGTGTGGTTGGCTTCTTCTGAAATTGAGCCACAATCTCCATAATTCTTCCCAAATCGGAGGACATGGCACTCATGAACCGTTCATCCGCTATGACTTGCCGGAAGACTTCAAAAGTATATCC